TTGGGCACGGACAAGGGGGAATGGGAACCAAAGCTCATGATTTTCACGTTATTCCGCTTTGCAGGGCGGATCACCGCGAACTTCATGCAGATCCAAAAGCATGGGAACAAAAACATGGAAGCCAGCTCGAGCTGGTTTTCCGGACTCAACAAAAAGCGGCAGCCATCGGCGTGCTGTCGCTGGCGTAATTGTGGAGACGCTATGAAACTTGAAGCAGCACTTAAACACTTCAGCCCTCAGGGTATGCACATCAGCGACAGCGTTAAAGGTACCTCTCCGGAGCGCCTGACTGGCACGGATGTTATGGCTGCGATTGGTACCACCAGCAGCCGCGCGCGCTTCGGCCTTGCTGCTTTCTTTGGAAAGGCCGGGATCAGCAAAACAGATGAGCAAATCGCAGTACAGGCGCTGGTACGGCACGCAACTAATGTTGCGCCGAAGAATGTGCGTAAAGCAGCTGGGGGCGAATTTGGCTGGTGCATGCATGTGTTGGCGCAGTTTGCCTTTGCTGAGTATGCCCGTTCAGCAGCCAGCAGCAGCACCTGCACCACCTGCAGCGGTACGGGCTTTATCTCCAAGCATGAGGAGGTGAATAAACACCCGGGCATTTTCGATGCTGACGGTGTCGAGCTGGTTGCCCCGAAGGTTAAAAATGAGCTAGTTAAGTATGCATGCACAACTTGTGGCGGAAAGGGCATCATTACTGCGCGTTGCCGCTGTGGCGGCAAGGGGGAGGTGCTGGATCGCGTGGCGACGAAAGAGCGGGGCGCTCCGGTATTCAAAATCTGCGAGCGATGCTCAGGCAATGGCTTTGCTGCGGTCTCCTCTGCGACGGTACATCGAGCCATTCTTAAGCGCCTCCCGGATCTGCATCAGTCCTCATGGTCGCGCAACTGGAAGCCATTCTATGAAAGGTTGGTTTATGCTCTGAATGAAGGTGAGCGACACGCGGCTACAGAATTCGACAAGGCAACAGCTTATTAATATGATCGGAGCAAATGTCGACATCTTATTGCGCGTTAGCGTTGACTTTGCATAAAAATGTCCTGTATGCTTTCCATCGTGGGATATTACGCCTGCACGACATCAGACCCGCCTCAGTGCGGGTCTTTATTTATAAACTTGGAAGAACTTCAAATTTTCATGTTTGCTATCTTTCCCTCTTCGACTTGCTGATGAGATGATATTCCCCCTCTTTGAAAAAGGAATTAATCATGCTTATCAAGTTTTCAGATTTTATCCAGGCAAGAGAGCAGGTTGAAAAAAGAGTCAATGAGTTAACTCAGATGCTTCGTAATGAAGCGGAAGAGTTTCTGACACAATATAAGCAATCTTTATTCACACCCAATGATACTTGGTCTGACGGGAAGAGGGATTACCCTTACGCCAGACTTATGAATTTGACTGACAAAGAGATGTTTGTTCAACAATCCACACAATCTCTTGTACTTGATAAGCAAAATAATGTGTCTTTTTTTATAGCAACATTAATTAACGAGAACACTCAAGGTGGTCAGTGGATTTACGTTCCAATCAGGATGTCTATAAATAATCGTAACGTTATGGTTACTATCGATAACTCTGGACATGAGGAAGTACCTCTTGGTGGGGAAGGTAGAGGCTATCACGATGCATGTGGCCTCGTTAAAGAAGCAGTTATAAAACAAATAAAATCTAGGTTTCCTAATTAACGGAACTTAGCAGCAGTATTGCAACATTAGATTTTTTTGAACTTTGGGCTGCCTACGGGCGGCCTTTTTCATTTCCCCTCAACTCTGAGAGGACTCACAGCAAATACGAGGGGGCTTAATGTCCGAACCTGTATCCGGGTCCGCTGCGGCGGCCAGCGCCTTAACTGGTGCCAGTCTTTATGGGCTTCTGACTGGTACTGATTACGGTGTCGTTTTTGGCGCTTTCGCCGGCGCGGTGTTTTATGTGGCAACTGCCGCCGATCTGACTTTGCCGCGGCGAACGGCATACTTCGTCGTCTCGTACTTTGCAGGTGTGTACGGATCCGGGCTGGTGGGCTCGATGCTCGCCAGTATTACCCATTACAGCGACAAGCCTCTGGATGCTCTCGGCGCGGTTCTGCTTTCTGCGCTGGCCATTAAGACGCTGACCTTCTTCAGTGAACAGGATCCTCTGTCACTGCTGCAAAGGTGGCGGGGAGGAAACAATGGTAACGACTGACCCACTGGTGCTGACGAACGTCGCCGCCTGCACGATGATCGTGATCCGCCTGATGATGTTCCGTAAGCCGGGAGGGAAGCACAACGTATGGGCCTCCTGGCTGGCATACGTGATCATCCTGGCGTATGCGTCCGTCCCGTTCCGTTTCATGTTCGATTTCTATTTCCACGTCCACTGGGCGACTGTCATGTTGAATCTCATCATCTGCGCTGCTGTCTTCAAAGCGCGGGGTAACGTGGCGCGCCTGTTTAACGTTCTGAGGCCAGAATAATGCGGATCAGCGATAAAGTTATCTCTCTCATCAAGCAGTTTGAAGGCCTGCGCCTGACTGCGTATCAGGACAGTGTGGGCGTCTGGACAATTGGTTATGGCTGGACACAGCCAGTGGACGGCAAACCGATCCGCCCCGGCATGACCATCAAAGAAGAAACAGCCGAGCGCCTGCTACGCACCGGGCTGGTGGGCTACGAAAGTGACGTGTCGAAGCTGGTGAAAGTGAAGCTGACGCAGGGTCAGTTTGATGCGCTGGTTTCGTTTGCCTATAACCTCGGCACCCGTGCACTGTCGACTTCCACTCTACTGCAAAAGCTCAATGCTGGTGATTACGCTGGTGCTGCTGATGAGTTTCCACGCTGGAATAAGGCTGGGGGTAAAGTACTGCCTGGCCTGACCCTGCGTCGTGAGGCAGAGCGTGCGCTTTTCCTCTTGGACAGCAAAAAATGATCTCCAGCTGGAAAGCCGCTGCGGCTTTGCTTTCACTCGCCGGCGTTCTGTCCATCGCATGGACGATTAACCATTACCGCAATAACGCGATCACCTTCAAAGACCAGCGTGATAAGGCGACGGTCAGGGCCAATTCATCTGAGGCGATCACCAACAACGTGATCACCGCGATGAACCTCATTCATGACATCTCACAGGCTACGCAGAATGCTAAGAACGAACTGGCTGAAAAAGGCGAAACGCGCATTGTATACATCAAACAGGCGCTTGAAGGCGATCCATGTGCTAACCAGCTTGTTCCTTCTGCCGCTGCTGACAGCCTGCGGGAATACGCAGACAGTTTACGTCCCGGCTCGGGTGGTGCCGATAAGCGCTGACCTGACCGCAGACACACCGATCCCCGGAATAGCAGTTCCGTTCACGTGGCAGGCAAGTCTGGAGTTAAACGCTCAGCTTTATACGGCGTTGGGGCAGTGCAACCTGGATAAAGCAGGGATTAGAAATATTGAAGAACACCGCAGTGTTTTGCAATCAGCAAACAAATGAGATAGATCATGACGTTAATTGCTGGAGCAATACGATAGATGAATTGCATTATGTCTCCTTTTAGGTCTACATGGTTGTTGATTCCATTGTGTAACCTAAATGAGTTGTGTCTCTCAGGTTCTGTACGCCAGAAAATCATAACAGCGAGTCACGCCATAAACGTTGGCAAGAAATATACATATCATTAATAATGATGTCTCTTGTTAAAGGGGACATTTTATGGAATGGTTTGACAAAAACGCCGCAGCTATCATCGCTGCTAGCGCAGCACTGATAGCATCGCTTATAGCTGGAACATTTGCTTTATTAGGAGCCTATTTGAACCATTGGTTCAGTAACAAGCGTTATGAAGAGCAAAAGCTACATGATGCTGCAAAAGACAATAAACGCTTATATCTAGAAAAAGGTGAAGAATTACATTCTTTAATAACTCAATGGGGCAATACAGCATATGCTGACATGATGGGTGGACGGAATGTAATTGCAGGCATATTCACAAAGGTTCAGCACAGAGATTTCGTTAAAGAAAATTTCGATCCTGCTATTTACATGCGACTAAAGTCTCTGATGGATATTTACTTCAATCATTTATGGGAGCATTTCAATAAGGTTAGAGAAATACCTACGAATGCTCCAGATATTACAGAAGCTTATGAGCGCGGATCTTTATCGCAAATTGATGCTCTCAATAAGCATGATTTTTATTGCAAAGACTTTGATCATCTGCTTGCTGCTGTCCAAGAGGAACTGCAGAAAATACTATTGGAACAATTGAAAAATTAGTTACCTAAAGGCGTCTAAGTTGAAATAGCCATTTATTTTGGGTGTATTAATCCTCGCTAACGAACTGTTTATATTAATGGGCTCAATAATGAGCCCATTAATATTAGGGCAGGTTTTTTTCTATTATCACCTTTTCGACAAGGCTCCTGGCTATGCGATTCGCTTTGTTGTTGATTGCTACCCTGTCCTCCTCATCCGAGCAAAGTAAATCATGCACCTTGTCGTGGCTTACAGCTTTTTTGAAAACTTTGAGTCTTTCTTCGTCCACTAAGTGAACGAGTTCTTTGACTAGTAACTTCAAAGCCCCGATTTCAGCTTGCAGATAAATTATTTGTTGATCGCTGCCATTTTCAAACTGCGCCATAGCTGCTCCTTATGTGATGTTTAGTTTCAGCATCTTGATTTTACCACAATCACACTATGGGCATTGGTGGTGAGATATTGATGGTTTTTAATCGCGCTTCGCATGCGCTAAACATTCGAGAGTCTTTCAGTCGTGAGCCTGGGGAAAGCTGCTTTCTCGGGCGGCTGTCCCATGCGACAGGCTCACATCTAAAAGGATAAATCATGCGCATCACCGTTCTTGATGATGATCCTGGTAAAAGAATTAACCCTGCCGTTGAGCGCTATAAAGTTTTTATTGATGGGAAAGAGATCAAACACTGCTTTGCTGCTGACGATGAAAAAGGTGAAGTGATTTGCGCGGTACTCAAAGACGAGCGAATCGTACTTGAATCCGGAGAGGTTAAGCGGCAAACCCTGCGGGGCTCGGTAAGGATTGAGCCATGCGAGTAGAAATCGATGGTGTCCCGTATGTACCTGCCTGCGCGCCAACCACCAGCCGGATCGGCATAGCCATTTCCACGCACAACCGCGCTGGCGTACTCAGCCAGGCGCTGGAACATCAACTCCGGCATTTACCTGCTGGCGCGCTGGTGGTTGTAGTTGATGATGGTTCACAGCCACCAGCCGTGGTACCAGCCGGCGTAAACCTGATCCGGCACGATAAATCGCTTGGTATTGTGGCATCGAAGAACGCCAGCCTCGCCGCGCTTTGTGCTGCTGGGTGTGAGCATCTCTTCCTGTGGGACGATGACGCCTGGCCGATCGCTGATGGCTGGTGGCTGCCTTACATCGAATCACCCGAGCCGCATCTGGCTTATCAGTTCCTCGATCTGGCTGGCGCGCGCAAACTTCATGACATCGCTGAACTCTACCGGGACGATAAGCATGTGGCTTATACCGGCCAGCGCGGCGTGATGCTCTATTACCACCGCAGCGCGATCGAGCGCGTTGGTGGCTTCGACCCGATTTACGGCCGCGGAATGTATGAGCACAGCGATCTCGCCCTGCGCATCCACAATGCCGGGTTGACATCGTGGGCGTTCGCTGATGTGGTCGGCTCTGAAAAGCTGATTCACTCCCTCGATGAGCATGAGCTGGTAGAGCGTTCGGTACCACGTCCGGACAGGGAAGAGCAGGTGAAGCGGAATGTGCGTATTCACAACGAGCGGCGCGACACCGGTTATACCGGCTACGCCCCGTATCGACCGCAACGTAATGTTGTGATCACCACGCTGCTGACCAGTGAGCCTGACCCGCAGCGCGGTACCAGAATGACAGCCTCACCTGACCTGCTGGCGAAGTGGGCTGATTCATTGCGCGGCTGCGGCCGGGTATTGCTGGCTGATGAGCTGGCGAACGCACCGGCAGATGTTGAACTGTGTCGCGTTCCCGCCGTGAAGATGAACGTTTACTTCCGGCGCTGGCTCCATATCTGGCAGCACCTTCGCGATCACCCTGAATATCACCTGGTCTGGTGCACTGACGGTACCGATGTCGAAATGCTCCGGGAGCCGTGGGCAGATATGGTGCCTGGCAAAGTGTATGTCGGCTCTGAACCAAAAACATATGCCGATGCGTGGGCACGCCAGCACCACCCGGAGCGCATCTATCAGGCCTTCCTCAATGAGTATCGCGACGATGTGATGCTGAATGCCGGATTGCTTGGCGGGCTGCGCGCTGACGTAATGGCGGTTGCGCACGGCATAGTGCGGCTCTATTACCTGCTGGAGTGTCACCGCTTCTGGAAGACAGAGAATGCGCGGGCAGCGGTCGGCGATATGCTGGCTTTTGGCATTATGGCTAAACGTTTTGGCGATCGCGTCGTGACTGGCCCGCAGGTGCATACTGTTTTCAAATCAGGCGGCACCGGTAAGGAGTTCGCCTGGTGGCAGCATAAATAGCACCGGTAAGTAATAATGTATCTGAGCATTCAGCTGGACGTTCTGCGTTAAGCGCCACCCGCCAGGGAGAAGAGAGACGATAAGCCGTCTCAGGCTGAATGCTTACCCCTCCTGAGGCCGCCACTGTGCGGCCTTTTTTAATGCAAGCGTGCAGGTCAGTCATGAGTGAAATCAGGTTCGTTGTTGTGGGCCATCACGCCCGGCGAGAGCAGGCCGAAAGGCTGGCTGTCTCTCTTGGCGCTCACCTCTTAGTGGACGAGCACGACAGGGGGGCCAACTGGAATCACCGTCGCGCGATGAAATGGGCAGCAGATCAATCCTGTCGTGTTGTCGTGCTGGAAGATGACGCTATGCCGGTAGCGGGGTTTGAGGAAAAGGTTGCTGATTGGCTGGAATGTTTTCCTGATCAGCTCTGCTCGTTCTACCTGGGCACCGGCCGCCCACCTCAGTACCAGCTTGAGATAGCGACAAAGCTCATTGCTGCTGATCGCATCCGTGCCGACCACATCACTATGCAGCGTCTCATGCATGCTGTCTGCTACAGCGTTCCGCCGGCACTGTTGCCTGACCTGCTGTCACGCTGGGACGCGGTTAAGCCTGCTGACTTCGCCGTGGGCGATGCCTGCGGCGGACCGGTTATCTATCCCTGCTGCTCACTGGTGGATCATGCTGACGGCGATCCCGTTGAGAGGCATCCCGATTGTCAGCCCCGCCACGAGCGGCGAAGGGCATGGAGGTTACATGGCTAAGCTAACGACCCTGAAACCCCGGCTTAAGGTCATCGACACCCGACGCATCAAACCCGTTTACGGTGAGCAGCGGCGCATCAGTGGCAGTGTGCGCGTGGGGCTTAAGCGACGGCTGTGGGTACGCGACGGAGGGCATTGCTGTATGTGCTCACGTGCTGTTGATCTGCATGAGAGCGAGCTTGACCACCGCATCGCGCTGCAGTTCGGCGGCGACAACTCTGAGCGCAACCTCTGGACGCTCTGTAAGGAATGCCACGCCGGGAAGTCAGCGCGCGAAGCAGCTACGGCCGGTCCGGATGATGAAGCCCTGAAACATGCCGTGCCTGAAGGGGCTGACGGACAGGG